AGCGTTGATCCCGCCCGTCGTAGTCGAACCGTTGGACTCCGGCTTCATTCTTGGTCCATCCGAACTCAGCATCAGCAAGGTCCCCATCGACCAAACTAAGGGCAAGATACTCAGTGCGACCTGGGGAATCTTCGTCAACCCCATAGGCACTGTTATAGGTTCCAGAGTCGAAAACAAGGTTGTCGGGGCTCGACGTGAATGGAGAATTCGCCGACCCAACCCGAGGCTTCTCAAGAACGTAACCTTTGATCGAGACCATTTCATACCATCTTCATCATTAGAGGATTCGACCAAGACCCACACCGGAGGCTCCAGCAGGGGATGCCGACCCTACAATGGGTACAGGCAAAGTAAAAGCTGCAAGGGTGATCGCAAGAGCTTGAGAGATGGCCGACGCCTTCTGAACTGCACCTGTCCCTTTGATATCAGCACCCGCAAACCCCTGCATCAGGAACGGGAAGGCTGGACCTCCGGTCACCCTAGCGATACCCGTCCCAGTACCTACACCAGCATGTTGGGACACCATCGCCCCTTGAATGAAACCAAGACCCAACCCAATCCCAAGACCAGTCGCCTCCAAAGGAGCCATGACCCCAATATGACCGTTGGCCGGATAGGCGATGAGCAGGTTCGCAACCAGAACAGGCCCGGGTACCGCCCAAACCATGAAACTCGTACCCACCCCCGCCGAACCCGCATCCGCAGTCACGACGCTCAAGGACTTGATCCACGGCACAAGCCCGTTGGCAATCCCCTGCGCAAGCTTTGGCATGCCTTGACCAATAAGCGTGGCACTCGCCAACCCAGTAATAATAGCACCCGTAAGCCCGGCAGAAGTGATCGGCATCAGATCGAACGCACCACAGCGGACCCCTGCAAAGGAATGCCAGTGATCCAATCCAAACTAGGTGAGCCAGGTGGTTGCATTGGAGCACCTCTTGCAACACCAAGGACTGCCGCAGGACCACCAAGAAGGATCTGGACTGAGTTCAAAGAGATCATCACGGGAGAGGTTAGGTTAAGAGCCAACCCTGCTGAAATGGACACGGCTCCAGCCGCCGCTGCAATCGATACGGCTCCAGCCGCTGTGGACAGGGTGACAGCCCCTGAGGTAGCTGTGATAGAGATAGCTCCGGTACCAACTGTGATAGCGAAGGCACCTGCTGGGTTATTGAAGGAGGTAGCACCTGCCGCAACATTGCAGGTCATAGCTCCCGCCGTGACCGTTTGGGACCACCCTCCGAGCAAGATAGTCGAGACCTTCCCGCCAGTCGCAATCGTTTCTTGTACGAGTTGCGCATGGTGGGATTGGGTCTTCCCTGAAATGATGGTGCTAGAGCCGCCCAGGTTGGCCGTATAGCCGTTGAGGGCATTGACCTTCACTGAACTGGCTTGGACGCTGTGACTGCCGTCTACAACCATCTGGTGGGCACCCTTGACAACATCCGAGACACTGCCCGAGACGTTCCGTTCGGCGTTACCCTGCACATCCATGCTATGGGCTACGTCTTCAGTCCCGTTGCCCCCACGGTAGATGTTCTTGATCGCGCCTCGGAAGTTGGTAGTGATGCACTGCCCATCGGCGTTGGGCCCTACATCCAGGAAGATCCCGCCTTCCAAGGTTAGGTGGAGTGAGACACGATCTGGCCTCGAAGCCCCCAATCGCATCTTGAGGGCACCTTCGGCATTGACTTCTGCTGAGATGTTCTTGGAGGAGTAGTTCTCGACCGTGCTCCCCGGAATGTTGACGAAGAGCTTACCTTGCTTAGAAACCGCCATCGCGAATTCGTTGCGTGAGGCACTCCGTGGAGGGGTGAGCTTGAAAAGGTACCCACCTGCCATGGTCTGCGCTTCATCAATCGCCGACGAAGGGGGTCGCGAGCACTCCTCCAACCGAAATCCAGCAGGGGCTGCAACTTGGTCGAAGTCCTCGAAGATTTTAGGCTTTAGGACCTGAGCGTACTGCCTCTGCCCTTGGGTAGAGATCGGGTCGTTACCTACAACCGTACCAAACACTTGCTCGATGTAGGCCCGTGGACGGTCCATCCCAAAGCCGTCAATCTCGTCCAGTACCTCCTGACGGAGGTCAGTGTCATGCCGGATCTCAATGCGCCTCTCAGTGAAGGCTCGGAGCGTGCCCCCGTCCTCAGAATTCTCGAAGTCTGTGGCCGCCGCATCACTGGCAAAGAACGCCTGTCGACCATTTGAGTAGGTAAGGGGTGGGAACTCTGTGTCGTTGTTGATCCGGTCAAGAACCGTTCCCGAATTGGAGAAGGTCGAACCAGGAACACCCACAGCCGCTAGCTCGTCCCCTCCAAAATACCGGTCTGCCTCAGTCTTGAGAACTTTACCCTTCTTGAAAATTGAAGGGGGTAGGTTCATGGCCCCGCGACGGATCGGCCCCGAAAGAAAGTAAGAAGCTGAGTCTGAGTCAACTCGATGAATGGCCTGAGTCACGAATGTACGGTCTGTGTCCCGTAACTCGAAACTATCCCCAGCTCGGTTAGTGAGACGCACGTCTTTCGACAGTTGCATCTCAGCACCAGACGAGGACATTCCGAAAATGTCCCCTGACTTGCCTTTGATTCGCTTGTATCGAACCGTGTTTCCAAAGAGCTTCCGCACACCATTGACGTCCGCAGGCTCAACTTCCCCAGGTGGGATAGCTGCCATAGGATCAAACTTAAGCCCGATCAAGTTACCCATCGGGAGGTACCCGAGGATCACAGCATCGTAGATCTGTTTGCTTCGACGACGGTAGGCCAGGATAACGATGGAGTTGACTTCAGGGATGCCCCCCAAGAAGGATCTCGGACCCGCCATGGCCTGAGTGAGGTCCAACTCGAACCTCTCGTCTCCACCACTGATGATACGAACGTCCGCCTTCAGGTGGTGCTCATCAACTCGGGTAAGAATCCCGATACGAGTCCCCGAAAAGGGGTCGCTACCAGAAGAGGCGAAGTCCTTGTCAGGGACCTTACCGTAAGGTATTTTCGCCATAGCCTACTCGGTGAGCCTCGCCAGCTCACCCTCCTTTTGGGTAACTTCCTGCTCTGTCTTGGCGATCTCCTTCTTCAAGTCGGAGATATCGTCATCATTCTTGATGGACTTGTTCTCTGCGTCCGCAAGCCTGCGTCGAAGACGGTTCTCCTTGGACTTGAGGTTGGTCAACTCAACTCCAACCTTCTTGGTCTTGGTAGCCTTACGTAGGTCGTCCCCAAAATTGCTGAACCTGTTCTTCAGGTCTTCCTTGGCGGATTTCCCTTGTTGAGCCGTCGCAAGAGGATCTCCCATAGCCGCTCTTCGCATGGAAGAGAACGGTGGGGCGACGCCGGAAACTGACTCGTCTGGTAGATTGAATAGATCCGGTTGAACCCTCGTGTCAGGGTCTACACCGTTGGGATCGCCACGGAGAGCGTTCTCTAGTGGGATGTGTGAATCGTCAAGGGCCTTGTACAAGTTCCACAGGTAATCTTCGACCCGTGCAATCTGATCTTCGCCCTTAACATCGGGTGCCTTTGGAGCTGTATTGGCATCAAGGTTGGCTAGAGCAACGTCGAGGTTGGCTAGAGCGCCATCTAAAGTGGATGAGTCTGGACTCGACTCTTTTATGGTCTTACCTGTTTGGTACCCGTAGTTGATGAATGCCAGGTCAGCCCTTCCGACCTGGCATTCACAATCGACTGTCCCTGGTACGTTGTGAAACTTGACGGTCATCTCTGCCAGGGTAAGAGCCCTAGAGAGCTGAGAGGCTTCCACGTTGGTCGGCACACCTTGTTGCTCCGGTGACCCGAGAGGAGCCACGTCAACGAAGTTCGTACCTAGGTCTGAGTATTGGACTTTGTCCGTGCCCCCACCAGCATCTGGGACTATTGAAGCGGCTGTTTGCAAATCCTCTGGCTGCAAACGAGCAATCGCATCTGCGGGGTTCGGATAGGCCGAGACCCCAGTCGTAATACCTTGGGACTGAGCATTCAACGTAGCTTGCAAGCTACCGGAAAGAGCGAGCTGTATCTCTCCTGTATTGCCAAGGCTCCCATTGCTCCTGTCCCCGATCCTCGTATTCGGACCTAGCTCGTTCTGAATCAGAGACCCGTCACGAAGAGAGACTCCACGCCCGTAACGGTAGTGTCCCACGACCTCGAACCCACGTTCATCCGACACAGGACGGATCATCGTAGTAGGACTCTTGATGCCCTTCTGGGAGTCCAAGAACTTCTGCGTCTCCCCATCATGAAGAGTCTTGATGTTCTTTTCAGGGATGAGCGACATCTGAGTGATGTACCTAGAGACATCATGGGCGTAGACGTAAACTCCAGCAGAGTTAAGGCCGTAGGAGTACCGGTTATGCCCATACTTGTTTTCCAAGAGCAGGTTGGCCACAGACTGCTGGGCCAGCTCGTTCTTGTTCGACTCCTGGTTCTTGGCTACTTGAGCCTTGTTCTTCTTTGGGACATGGCTGTTCGTGCCTGGAGCCTTCTGACCCGAGACTGCATCTAGGCCCTCTTGTTTATCGTACGGCCTGGAGTAGACCATGACGACATTAGGGTAGCCAACGATGCGTCCGGTCTTGGGGTGCCGTAGAATAAGAGGTTCGTAAGGAGCCAAGGAGGCAGAGTTATCAGGGTCAAGGTTTATAGCCGGAATGGTCCCTGCGTCCCCTAGGTTCAACTCGTAAGAGGTGCTTGCGACAGTGGCTGGGGAAGGGGCCTCTTTGGGACTACTCTTGTCAAAAGGGGCTTTCCCCTTGACCTTGAGTTCGGAGATGCCCTTGATGGCCTGGAACTTCGCCCGACGGGCTGTCAGGGCAAGTGTCGTCGTCGCTTGACCACCAAACGCGACGTTATGACTGATCCCCTTCACGTACCAAACCTGGTCCTTGGGTCCAACATACACGGGAAAGCCAAGTCGAAGCTCGGGTCGGAAAGGGATCGTTATACTAGCTTGGTGCCGTCGAGAGTTGATTCGATCGAGCACGTCAAGACCGTGGTAAAAGAGTCGCTGAAGACCCCCTAGGAACTCCGAATTGTAAGTATGGGGCCGCCAGCCATACTTGCGGAGCAGGTGGTAGTCAGTGACGCTTGTGAAAGGCGTCAGATCCGCACCTAGCCCGTAGTCCATACTCCCGTTTGCCGAACCTTGGATGGTCATCTGCGTGACGACTTCAGACTCAGACTCTGAGAAGTCCCAGTTGATGATGTCGATGTCCTGTATCCAGGAGATTGGCTTATTCGAGAGGATGTCCAGGTTGTAGAACGGTGGCTTGAAGACGATGTCTCCCGTCACATCCATGTAGAACTCGAACCCGATCGCCTCTTTACAGGCGTTGGCGATTTCCAACTTGGTCTGGTAGTCATTCTGCCAGAAGTTGGTCGCGCCAGCACCTGCCTCAGGGATCTGAGTTCGATAAGCGGTCACGTTGGAGTCGGTGGGATCGAAGTTGAGTTGCCCCTCGCCACCCTGTGCCTTACGGACTGAGGAGGCCGCGAAACCCTTGGCGCTATTAGCCCCTCCGGTCTGGTACCTGTCCCAAATAGTATCCCCTCGAACCGCCACTCCCGTCACCCCGTAGAGGAGGAGATTGGAACGGATCTTGGTGAACCGACTGGCCCAATACGTCATGATGTCAGACAGGGAGGCCGCAAAAGTCTGCTTCTGTGCCCTCTCCTTGTTCAGGGATACGAGAGAGCCGGTAGCAAGAAGCACGTCACCCATAGCCATCTGAGCTAGGGTGAAGATCATATCGTAAGGGTTTGTACCGAAGAGGTTGTTACCGAAAATGGATTTTCCGAGTTTAGGGTTTGGGGCCGTATACGCCGGATTGACATTCATCCGACAGATCTCCCACCACTTGAGGATATCTGCGCATTGGACCGAGACAGTGTGCTCCCCTCCCGAGTACGAGTCACTGACCTCTGTCACTAGACCCCAGAAAATAGGGTAGTACTGAGGGATGCCTTCAAGAAGGTAGTACCCTTTACCGAAGACTTCGATCTCCATCATAGGGGAGATGATCGGGATACCGTCGAAAAAGAAGTCGTCCACGGTATGGCGTGGGATGGACAGGTTGATCGTAGCCGTCCCTGGAACGCTGTCTATGTCGAGATTGATTTGGATCTGAGTGATGTACTTGCTCAGGTCGAACTTGCGTTTACAGGTGGGGCAACCTTGGATGTCTTGTTCCCCATTGAGGAACACAATGGCATCCGGGGCCGTCACAACAGTGGGCCTCGCATTGGGTTGGTACGTTCCTTGGAAAGGGCTACGGGCCATCAAACACCAAACTTCCGAGGGTCAGAGATTGACAGATTCTAGATCCGCAAGAGGGTCCGGGGTCGAGGCTACTGTCTGCGACTCTTGAGTCGGCACTACGGTCTGAGGTAACGGGACAGAAGAGAACTCCTCAGGACCAACCACAGGAGTCGTGGTTGGCAAGACCATGCGCCTACTCGTGAAACTGGAGGCCTCCGCTGTATACGTAGGAGGATGATCTAGGAGGAATGTGGCCCTGACCGTGAACTGGAAGTTGTACTCCAGAGAGTAAGGGGTCGCATCACTCTCAGTGATGTTGAAGTTGTCGAAGGACCCGATGTACATCGTGTCGTCGTAGTAGATGTACATGGAACCAACCATCGACAGACGGTTGAGGTAAGCGTCCTTAGAGTCTGGAAGCGCCCCTGTTGTGTACACGTTCGCGTTGCTTCGGTAGAGCAAATACAAGGACATGAAGTTTTGGTAACTTGCCGAGTACTGCCGTGCCCCACGAGTGAGGCCGGGACCCTCGCCTTGAGCGTCTGGAGCCGGGTTTACGGCATCGATTGAAAAGAACCCTGCCAGCTTGCCCGACGCATCGATCTTGTCTTGGCTCTCTCCCCAATGCTCAACAATGGGGCCGTTACGTGTCCAGTTGCCATCGGAGATAACCTTCTCCGAACTGATCTTGAACGAACTCGGGTTGACGAGGAGGCGGAGCGGTGGAGCGTTACGGAGAGCCTCTACAGCCTTTACGGTGGCCTTAATCTCAGCGAGTTGACCCAACTGGAGCCTGTTAGTCAAAGTCTCCTGAAGCGGGCTCTTGTCCGCATTCTTCGCTATCTCCTTCTTGGCAACCGAAGCCTTGGAGCTGCCCTCAGCTTTCCAAGTGGAGGCCGTGGTCTCTGCCACCGCATCCGAGTTGGTACCCACAGGGGATACGTTGTTGCGTCGGATGTAGTCCTGAGCCTCTTTGATTCGAGCCAAAATGTCAGGGGAGGGGTGCTTCGCCAAGTTCTCCGCAAGGTCCTTCCTCTCAATAGTGTACCCGTCGTTACTGCTAGTCCCCTTGTTGTAAAAGAGGTTCTTGGCTTGCTTTTCCGGGTTCTTGAACTTGTCCTGTGGGTGGTCCTTGATCCAATCCTTTTGCGCCTGTTCCGAGGCGTAGACTGAACCATCCGGGTTCTGGTAGTCACCAAAGGTTATGAGGTTCAGGTCGTCTTTGGTCTTACCCGCCGCCCTACCCTTGTAGAAGCGTTCCACATAGACAAGCTGCTCCTCTGCGGACAGGAGGGCGTAGACAGGCCAAGTTTCCTTGTCCATCCTCACACGGTCAGAGGTAGCAGTGTCGCGGACGAACTGACACAACCCTTGAGCAGTACTACCCTTACTCAGATTTTGAGCCTTTGGGTCGAACCCACTCTCCTTGTGGAGAACCGCAGCAAGATCGTTAGGGTCGGTCTTGAGTCGCTGACACATGAGTACGTAGCTCTGCCAGAAGGAGTCAGGTAAAGCCGCCCCCTTAGCCCCATCCGCAACAGGTACTGCAACCCCGTTCTCAATATGGTCAACAGTCCCTCTACCGTCAGGCACTTCTGTGGAGGCTGGACCTCCTGCAATGTTGGCAACCGTTGCGGACCTGTCCAATAGACGGCCTGTGATGTTGATCGAGGGCGGAAGGATGCCCACAACAAACAACTTCGGGTTCGCCTTGGTCTGAGTTACAGGAATGAACGAGCTGTTCGCATCGGTTTCCGTGCGGAAATTCGAGTAGAACCCAAGCTGTTCGTACACGGATGGGACGTAGAAGTCCGAATCCGCCTCGATCTCATCCGCCAGCTTACCGCTCTTGAGAGAGCCTGACTTCGGAGCTACGAGCGCATTAGGGCCCGTGACTGGAGGGAAGACATTAGCTTCATATGTTTCAACGTCATTAGCCACAGGTCAACCACCCAAAGCACTGGAACCACTTCTCTGTATCGATGGCACAGGCGGATTAGACCGTGCCCCAAGTGGGATAGACTGAAGTATCTTCTCCACCTTGAAGGTCCACGAGAGCTTGAAGACGAAGGGGCTCTCATCGGTCTCTTCCACAGAGAAGTTACGAAACCCTCCTAGGTAAGTACCCCGGTCGTACATGAGAAGTACCCACCCTTGGAGGACGATGTTACCAAAAGGGTCATAGACGCTCCCGTTGTTGTGGTACAGGTCGTAGAGGTCTCGGTACCTATCCCATGCGATCGTTCTCTGACGCAGCATTGAGGACAACCCGGTACTGAGGTTGATGAAAGCACCCGTGGACTGGTCCACTGAAATCTCAGTCAGCTCATCTCCCCAATGCTGCTCCACAAACCCGCCGCGAGTTTGGATCCGCTCCACCTTCTTGTTGAAGCTCTCAGCGAAACTGGTTGGGTTGACGTGTGAGACCAAGGCATGCGGAAGCAACGCCACGGTCTCGTTGTAGGGACTCGTAATCTGAAAGGCAATGGGCAAGTAGTGCCTACGGGTATCCGCACTATGTGAGTACTGAGCGTTCCCTGGTGCAGGCAGAGCCGTAAACTGGGATTGGTTTGCCGAGCGAACGTAAGGCATCTCGGACTCCTATCACTGGAATTTCTCTCTGCGTTTGTACTCGTAGATGCCCTCAGCAATCTTCTTCTGGAGAAGGTTTGCCAGGTCAGCTCCACCGATCCCATTCACGTTCACCACGACACCCCCGCCGCCACGGCCCCCAGGGGGCACGATACGCTCCCCCTTGCCAACGGAAGCTAGCCCTTCACCTTGAGCTGCAATGACCGCGCGACCCCCGGCAACGCCCGTTACCATGCCCCCAGAGGCATTGGCCTTGAGTGGAGGTTTCCCTGCATCTTCCCGAGCCTTTTCGATAGCCTCAGCTTGACCCACTACTGCACCAAGACCGGAGTCCTTCATGTTCTGAAGAACCTTGGCAGGGTCGTCAGACGAGTACATGGCGTACTCAGCCAGAGCTGTCCGAAGAGAGTCAAGGGTGCCCCCCTTGATAGCGTTCTTGAAGTCCCCTGAGAGTTGGTTCTTGTCAATGAGGATGCCGCGAAGGCGCATGGCATTGTAAAGGTCTTGTAGGCTCTTTACTGTTGCCGCTCCGTTAGTGTCGAGAACATCTACGATCTCGTCACCGCCTACCTGGGGGATGGTTACTCCTGGTAGGGTCTGTTGTCCCGGCACTTGAGGCGGAGTTGAGGCAGACGTACTCGGACTGGTAGTTGTAGCCGCAGCATTGGACGATTGGGCTTGAGCCGAAGTATCCATCTCTGGAGAGAGTCCAGGAGCGTACCCTGCCCGAGCCTTAGCTTGCTCAATTGTAGGTACATCTGAGGACCTGGTCCCTCCAGGAACACCGACTCCAGCAGCCAAACCACCACTAGCCCCCTGTTGGGCAAGCTCGTTACCCGACAAGCGTTTAGCGGTATCCTCAGCACTTGTCGTAGACCCTCGCCATAGAGCTTCGTGCTGGATCTTAGCCAATTCTTCAGTAGTGAAGCTCGCACCCATTAGAGCAGTTTGAACATCCGCCCCACCAGACATGGCGTCAGTCGCTTTCTTAGCCTTCTTCTGATCCAAACCCTTCATGCTTGCCAACATCTGCATCATGCCGATATTCTGACCCTCAGCGGAAGTTTGGAAGTTAGCGGACAGTTGAGCGATCGAACCTGCCACTTTCTTTGCAAACGAATACTGTTGGTCCTCTGGCCTGGACTGTTTGAACTGCGCTCGAAACACCTTGTCCACAGCAAGTAGCATTGCCTGCCTAGACGCAGATTCCCCCTTACCTTCTCCCGCCTTCTGGAGAACGTCTACGAGAGCCGTGTTGGAGTCTGTACGCCCACTATCAAGAACACCAGAAACACTGTCTTTACCTAACATGCTGAGGATGCCGTTGGCTGCTTCAAGCACGCCCCTCATCACCACGAACAAGTAATTGAAGATACCGTCTTGGATGGCCTCCAAACGCTGTTCCATCGTGACCGTAGATTTGGCAACCTGCCTGGCCAGTGCAGCATTCGCCTTCGCATCTGCTTCGGCCTTGGCGTTCGCCTTTTCAATATCCTTCTGGTCTGCCGCTCGACCCGACTCGAAAAGCTGTGCATCGGGCATAGCCTTGAGCTGGTCTAAGGTTTTGATCCCAAGCTCGTTCAACTGCTCTTGCAACTGAGCGCGTGTTTCTTCGTCCTTCATCGTGCCGTCCAAGACAGACATCATGTTATCCCGCTGCTTACGCACAGCAGTTTCCATGTTGACAACTGCATTGAACATGTCGCCGAACTTCTCCTGGAGTGCAGCAAGAGCAGGACCCTTAACATCAGAGACCCTACCGCCAGCCGGCTGGTTAGCAACCCTAAGCATCCCCGCCTTCTGTATGGCTAACGTGGCCCCCATTGAGAGGTACTTGACCGCCTCACCTTGACTCACGAGGTCTTTGTTAGCCCCAAACTTGATAGCTCTAGAAAGCTCAAGAGCCGTGTTGGACAGAGCA